AAAGAACACGATGCAGTTGGAGAAATAATTAGTACAGAATATTTTCGTAATATTGCTGATTTAAGTTGTAATGGATGGCGTCAAAATCAGCAATTTGCAGAATTGCCACGCTCAGGAATTAATATTGTTGCTAGCCACTCAGATACTATAAATGAATTTGCTGGCCTAGTTGATGTATTTAAATTTTCTGGACGACTAACTACACCAATGTTTAAAGCTGAAGATGCACAATATATGAAAGCTGTTTGGTATTTTGACAACAATGACAGCAACAGCAACAAATTTAAACAAAATGTATCATTGGTAGGCAAAACAGTATACGCAGATGATTATAGTGACATAGTAGAAAACAATTTAGCACCAATACATAATTGGATCACCGGTTGGATTGATACACGGTATACTAAAGAAGATTGGCGAACGTCATACAAAGAGTATAATGGTATATGGTCAACGGCCCCTGGACAGCGGTTAGAAAAGATTTTAAAGAATTGTAAAAATCAATGTTGGGACTGCCATGAATGTGAGCGTACATTTGGATTTCAAGATGTTGATTCTGCACTACAGTTAAGAAAAGTATTTAACAAATGACCAATGTACAAATTATTGATAAAGTAATTCCTTATATGTACGCAACGCAGATTAAAGAAGATTTATCTGCAATGAAATTTCCATGGTACTATATCAGTGATGTAACAAATCAAAACTATGGGGATAATTCTGGATTGACACATTTAGCGTTTAATTTTGGCAATCCCCCAAGCGAATGGTATCCATTTTTAATGCCATTAGTGTATAGCATTGCCGAAGCAGGTGGACACGAACTAGATCAATTATTACGTATTAGGGTTGGATGTTTAAATCAAACAGTTAATATAAATTATAAGCACAATACCCCGCATATAGATTTTATGATGCCACATTATACAGCCTGTTATTATGTTAATGACAGTGATGGAGATACTGTTGTATTTGATCAAACAACTAAAGATATAGGTACCACAAGTCTAGATGAAGAAGTATTACAAAATTATGTAGCACGTACAACATTTACGGTTGCAGATCAAGCAACTCCACAATGTGGACGGGTGTGCATATTCAATGGGTTGCAATTTCATGCCAGTACAAAACCTAAAGATCATGACAGAAGAATAGTTATCACAATAAATTATATAGCGAAATAAAATATGTACCATAATATAAAATCAATTTTAATTGTAGGTGGTGGATCAAGTGGTTGGATGACAGCGGCTGCCATTGCAAAAAAACTACCTCATATACAACTTACACTAGTTGAAAGTCCTGATATTCCTATTATTGGAGTAGGTGAAAGTACCATTGGACACATTAATCAATTTTTTCAATTATTAGAATTACGAGACGAGGACTGGATGCCATCGTGTAATGCTACTTATAAAACTAGCATTAAGTTTATTGACTTTAGAGAAAATCCCAAAGAAGAGCCACACACATTTCACTATCCATTTGGTACATTTGATTTAACTGATAAACCACGTGGTATAATGGATTGGTTTTTATACAAAGCCGAGCACCCAGAGTTAAATCCAAAAAACTTTGCTGAGTTTCATCATGATAATATTTTAATGACAGATGCCAATAAAATAACACGTAATGAAGATTTTAAAATACGTGGATTTAATTTTAAACTAGATACAGCATACCATATGGATGCCAGTGCGTTTGGTGTGTATTTACGTGATACTATCTGTTTGCCCAGTGGTATGACCCATATACTTGATACAGTATTAGATGCTACACAAAATACAGACGGAAGCATAAAAGAAATTATTACACAAAATTCTGGATCGTTGACAGCAGATTTATATATTGATTGTACTGGGTTTAAATCTTTATTACTAGAACAAAAATTAGGAGTACAGTTTAAATCGTTTGGCGATACATTATTAAATGATCGTGCCATTGCCACTGTAATTCCATATATTGATAAAGAACGTGAAATGGAAAACTACACCAGCTGTACCGCAATTGAATGTGGATGGGTATGGAATATACCACTGTGGCATCGAATTGGGACTGGCTATGTGTATAGTAGTAAATTTGCCACCGAAGATCAAGCAGAGGAGCAATTTCGTAGACATCTAGCTAGTAACCGTATGATATTCCCTGATGTCAATCGCGCAAAAAACGCAGAAGTTAGACATATTAAAATTAAACATGGTGTGCATGATCATGCGTGGGAAAAGAATGTTATTGGTATAGGATTAGCCAATGGGTTTATTGAGCCGCTAGAGTCTACGGGATTAATGTTAACACACGAAGCTATTATCAAGCTAGTTGCAACTTTAACAATGCGCGACGGACATGTTACACAGTATGATGTAGATTTGTTTAATCATGCATTTAGCGAACAAATTTGGGGATTTAAAGAGTTTATTAGTCAACATTATGCTTTAAGTATGCGACACGATACCCCGTATTGGCAAAAAGTTACCGGTGGAATTGAGTATAGTAAAGAAATGAATACGTTTACTCCAAAGTTATACAATTCATATATTGAGCAGGCGTTAAGACAACATCGTAGTAGAATTTATAATTTAGATATGAGTGGAATTGTATATATTGCAGCTGGTATGGGATATAATCCAGTCGATGCTGCCCATAAACGTTTCTTAGATGACAGATATATGGAATCAGATGATTACAGCACAACAATTTATAATAAATGGTTATTCCATAAAGAAGAAGTAATGGCACACATTAATACTTTGCCCACACATTATCAATTTCTCAAAGACAACATACATAAAAAATAATCTAATTTTAGATAAGTACTGTATAAGGGCAATATAATATGCAAAAATTAAAACAACTCTATAGAAGTACATATACTGGCGAAAATGTTATTACAAATTTAACACTTGAAAATGCTGAGTGGGCGCCAGAAGTTGAGCACGTTCCTACTCGTGTTTTTAATACTTATACAACCACGCAGGCTATTGTAATTGGTAATGGAGAATCTAGGCTAGATTTTAATCTAAGACACATACGTGATCACCGTGCTGGATTTGGTGGTGCCAACAGATTACAAAGTTATGGATGTAATGCGTTGTATAGAGATTTTACTCCAGATTTTTTAATAGCGTCTGGAATAGAAATAGTACAAGAAATTGCTCAATCAGGATATACAACCGATAATATTGTGTATACTAATGCTGACAATCTTATTAAGTATCCGGGAAAGTTTTATCTAATCCCACAAAATTTATACTTTGATGCTGGATCATTGGCTGTGTATATGGCCTGTTTTGATGGACATAAGAAAATATTTTTACTTGGGTTTGATGGATATGTTAATCATGACGCATTTAACACAGTTTATAAAGGCACAAACGGATATCCGGCAACAGCAGAATTTCATAACGAAACATTTTTAAATAATACATTGGCTCAAGTTATATCAACATATTCAGATGTTGAATTTATACGAGTAATGCCTACTAGTAGTTGGGTTATTCCTGATCAATTAGATAGACTACCAAACTTTAGACAAATTGATCATAGACGTTTTGTTATTGAAGCTGATATTGGCTAATTCAATATTGATTCTAAAGTTTTAATTTTCTTTTTAATAATATCAAAGTTAAAACTACGCCATAATCCTGGATGCAACGGTCTAGGATGGTCTTGCATTTCTACCCAACAATAGCCACGATGTTCGTCATTTAACTCAGGTACAAACTCTTGGTCAACCGTGACTAAAAAAGTATAATATACAAATTTAGAATTTTCTGCTGTAAATGTTTCTAATGGAATAAATTTTTTACTTGAATAGTCTTGCCCAATTTCTTCAACAATCTCTCTAATCAGAGCTTGTATTACAGTTTCACCTGGATCAATTTTTCCGCCAACAATCCCCCATGACCCTGCATGTTTACTTTTATTACGTAATAGGAAAAGATAACGATTGGTTGTTTTGGCATAAACTAAAGCGCCACAACCTTCGGTATGAACAGTTGCCATAACTAGAGTACTAAACTCCAGTCGCCAGCATTATACAGCCCTTCGTAACTTTTAACCCAATTTTCTCCATTCCAACAATATTGTATTGTTGTGTTAAGATTTGTTACATAATCTATTGTTGACGATCGGTGATCAAAACTTAAAGTCCAATAAGTACCATTCCACTGAATAATGTCATTGGCGTTGGCAATTAGATTAGTACCTGTTTCTCCAGCCCAAGCTATTGCCCCGGGACCATCAATACTGCCAATTGGATTTAATATTAAATATCGAGTACCATTGTCTGGAGTTAATATATCGCTATTTACAGTAACATTGAACGGATCAATAATAGCATCTACTGGGGCAACTGTATTAGCCGGTAGTGTTTGTGAATATGGTGTAAACAATAGTTGTGTTTCATTTGTGGGATTATATGCTACTGTACCTACAATTTCATGTGCACCATCTGGATAATCAAATGTTAATCGTATTTGACTAATACCATTTGTTATGTGTCCATAAACATTGGCTAAATCTTTCCATGCTACTGTGGCTCCGTGTATCTGTCCACCAGCATCTGTGGCTGAAGATTTATATAATGTTAATGTGTTGCCGGTATAAACTATTTTATAATTCAATGGTGTAAATCTTTGCTGACTCATTAGCCCTTGTGTAGTTGTTTGAACTTCGTCGCTTAAATTACCAACGCCGTCGTATATACTGGCAATAATTCGAGCAACAACTCCCATCTTTTTAACTTTAGCCGGTGCACTAATCCAAATTGGCATTTCAAATGTTAGGGTGGCAATGTCAATGTTAGCATCGTCTCCGGCCATTGGCACAGTTCTATTACTGTAACTGACATCCATTAACGTCACTACACTTAAACTAGTCCAGTCAATGTAATTATCTGTGCTTTGTATTTCTAAACCTGGATTAAAAAATGGAACCATTTGTTCAATCAATTGATGTTTTTGTTCAGTGTTACTGGTCCATATGTCTAACTTCATAGTTAGTTTATACGGTGCTGGCATTAGTCTTTCCACAGTATATACACCATCTTGAGTACCAGTATATGTTTGTGTTGATTCATCATATACTTGTTCTCTAACTCGCATAATACTTTCATGATATGGATTTTGTAATCTGTCGCGATCGTATGTAAAGCCAGATATGTAACATGCCATTGCAGGAACAGCGTTAAGTGTGTTTTCACTATTGTTTCGTAAAATCATTGATGCCTGACGACTTGCATCTCCATAGTACACTGGTACTGTTTGTAGGGCATGATTACCTTCGCTGTCTTGACCAAATTCAACTTGGAAGTTGGAAACCATACGTACAAACTGTGTTACAAATCTACGTATCTGTGCGTCGTATGCGTATTGTACAGCCATTAATTATCTGCCTTAGGTGTTAGTATTTTACTTAGCATCTGACGTTCAGGCTGAGTATTTCCTGCACCGTCTACGTAAGTATTGTCATTGTTTATATAACCACTGCGTTGTGTTTTATTATCTGTTGCGCCTGGAGTCAAGTTAGTTCTAACAGCATCTTCAATTTTAGACCAAGCACTGCCACCAAATCTAAATAACCTATTAGGCAAGTAATCTAAGCGTAAAAAATAATCACCAATTGCAGGATTACCCGGGAACGACGTTCCAGCACCGGTCACTAATCCATTTGGCGCTATTCCATCTCCAGTTAAGTAC